TACCCCAATTTATACTATTTGACATTTTCTTGTTTCTTTAAATAGATTTTCAATTTCTCTACATTCGTGTTTTTCGGGCTATACTTCAAACCCTTCGGTCTGTTTTTTTTCATATGAACCAAGAAGTAAAATTATTAGTAGTATCTGGGTACATATCTTGGTCAACGTTTTGATTATATTCTGGAAACAAATCTTGATTGAAAGACATATAACTAATGAAACGCTCCGTGTAGTGTTGTGCTATTTGACGTTCTTTTTCTAATAAAAAGTCAACTTCGTTTTTTTCTACGTTTTCAGCGTTCTCCGATGAATGCTTATAAACACCCTTGTTAGCGATTGTATACGCTGCAAAAGGTAAATACTCAACCATTGACCAATGTATCAGCATAGGCTTTATATACGTCTCTACAAGGCTCTCATAGTTTCCTGAAAGCGTACCAGCGATAATATCAGCTTGAATCTTCTCAAGTAGTTTAGTACCCAAGTAGTTTTGTATGTGAATGTCTTGTGCGATTTTAACGAACTGAATAAACTTGTCCGTGTCTACGTTGCCATTTGTAGCGGTGTAACGAACTAAATCGTCTCTTGTTATGAGTAGTGCAGTAGCCATTATTTCTTTCCGTATGTAGGGTTAGTAGGTAAAAAGCCATTATATGGCATATCAACTGGACGGGTAGAAACGAGCTTGTCGTTTTTAATAACGTAACCAAACTTTTCTGCTTTCTTACCTGCAATTTGTTTAGCTTTAGGAGAGTTTACGTCAATGCCTACACCCTCAAAACTTGCGTACACTTGCTTATTCCATCGGTGATGGCAGTTACCTCCGCCTTTAAACTTAAATATATCGTAAGTAGCAGAACCTTTAGCACCCCATCCAGCGTTTACTGGTTGCGTACCCATTCTAACGATATCCTCTTTGCGGTATATCTTTGAGGCTTTCATCATTTTTTGACAGAACTCCCTAGACTTTGCACTAGTCTCACCAGCATAAACATAACGAGTAATAAATTTAACACCGTCAATTACCTTGTCTTGTTCCGATTTTGCATTAGGGTTTGCAGTTCCAGTAGTTACAAAGTTGTATACTTTCGATAACAAGGTGCTTTTAGGCTCTTCTACAAGCATTTCATTCTCCTTATCGTCATTATCATAGTCCACGGGAAATTCGTCTATTAGAAGCCAATTTTCGTTAGGCTCTTCTCCGCACTCAATAAGTGCATTTGCTATCTCGTTGTCTAAAGCATCGTGTTTAGCTAGTTCCGTTCCAGTTTCCTCTGCGACTTGTTCTTCACTTACTGCGTTTTCCAAGTCTACAAACTCAAGCGGTTTTAGAGTCTTGAAGAATAAATTAAGCGAAATGTTGTTAAATGCTAACATCTTGTCAATAGCGTCAAGAATCTCCTCTTGGAATGGCTTAATAACCATATTATTGAAAAGAATGAACGAGTTTTCAAGCTCGTCAGCGTTAGATGAGAATCCGTTAGAAGATGCTACACCGAATAATAGCGGTGACGTTACGTTATGTCCTAGCATAATCTTACGCATACATTCTTCACTTAAATAAGTATAGTGTTCAGGTGCGTCATTTAATGGGATATCTTCAACCGTAGTTCGTGTGTCCATATTGTCGTTGAACGCTACAATGACTTTTTGACCTTTAGAACCAGTCAATTTACCTAGAACCTTTGCAGAAATGATTTCTTGCTGCTCTAATGTAGGCACTCCGTTGTTAAAGTTTACTACTTTAGTTCCGCTGAATCCGTTTTGTACTTCGTTGATCAAGTAATCCGATACCTCTTCTTCGAGTAGTGCATATGGTAACGCACCTTGATAGTCAGGGAATGCGTAGTACTTTAAACCTACAGCGTAAGGCTTTGAGAATAGTATTTCAATCTTTTCCTTGCTTGTTTCGAAAGCTGGAAAGCGTTTAGGAACGAATTTCTTTACGTCTGTCCAGTCATCCGAATAGTAGTATCCTTCTACTTCTCCGTCTTTATTGCATTTTTCAGCACGTAGTAAGTTAACTGGAATGTGGTAAGCCTTTAGAATCTTATCGTGTTTGTCATTGTAGTGTACCTGAATAGCAAACTGACCGAATAACTTGCGGTCGAAAACAATCTTACGTAAACAATCCTTTGATAACAACGTCATCATTTGAGCGTACTCGTTAGGCTTTTTGTTAGCATCAGTAGCTGAAAGACCTTTACCGTAGATAAGTCTCGCTATGTTGTTTATAATAGCGTTATTCGTTGTAGAGTTCGTGTATCTGTCTATCAAGAATTGATAAGCGTTGTTGTCCTCTCCGTAATCTACCCAAGCATCTCTTTTACTCTCCTGAATAACGGGAGTAGTGTATGCTGATAGATTTAATACGTGTATGTTACTCATATACTATGTAGGTATTTGCGGTTGTATTTGAAGTGTACTGACCATTGTTCACCGAGAAGTTTACAATGTTTTGGTCTGTACAAAAAATTCGGTCTTTGTATACTATGTCAGTTCCGTTTTTTAGAACCAAGTCATAGAAGTGTCCTTCGATTAAATCAAAGAATGCAGTTATCGTATTTACGTAGTCTCCTTGCGTTGAATTATCAATCGTAACGATTACGGGTACGTTGGTTTGGTCATCCGTTAGTATCATTGTATCAAATGAACCCCTAGGGATAAACGAGAACGTCTGTGATGATTGTGATGTAGTTAAAACTATCATACTACTACAAGTCAAAATTTACGTTTTGTTTCCAAATAAAAAAGGGAGACCAAAAAGCCTCCCCTTTAACGCTATGAAAAAACAGATTAAACAGTAATGATATTCGATGAAGTTAATCCAAAAGCAGTAGCTAATTCGGCTTCAGTTTCAACATCAATGATATTTGCGTAAACTTTTTCAGTACCCACGAAAGTAAGTGTATAACCATTCAGGTCACCCATCGCAGTACCATTTGACACGTTAGCAGTAGTAATTTCCATTCCGTGTTCTAAACCTGCAAGGAAAAATTGGCTATTGCGATTCTTAACAATAATATGAGGGCGTCCGTAAGCCATCATTTTAATATTCTTATGAGTAGTATCATTTTGTTTCTTTAGAGTAACCGTAAGGGTTTGCTCTGCGAATGTAGTACCATTCTCACGAGAAGAGTTATATACTTGATCAAAAGAGTTAGTTCCTTTGAGTTCGTATTTGTATAGGTTTGGCACATTAGCCACACCAGTAATAGTATCCGTACCTACGGAAAAAGTAACGTCAGTTGGATAAGCGTAATCTCCGTAATTGATAAAGTAGATAGCGTCAATGCCACCTACTGCATCTTTACATACCTCCAAGCGACCGTTTGCAACTTCACAAGACATAATTTTAAATTTTAAATGTTATAAAAAAGGGAGGAGCGTCAACCCCTCCCCGTTAGTTTAAGTTAAGCTATGATTAGTTAGCAGAGTTTGTGATTCCGTAAGTAACAACGTCTTCAGCAAAACCATATTTAGCATCAGCAGTAAAACGCATGATTACTCTTACATTTTGTGAACCGTCCAAGTCACCCATATCCAAAACCTTACACTCATTTAAATCCGAAAGCAAACCAGTCGCAAAATACAAGTTAGATTTTTGAGCAAGTAAAGCTGTGTTAGAAGCAAGACCGTTAGCAACGAATACACGAACACCATCAAAGTAAACATCACCAAGTTGTTGGTTTGTACCTTTGTTGTCGTAACCGTTAGCACCTACACCAGCAGCAGCAAATCCACCCAATGCACGTACATAAGCACGGTAGATGTTTTGTGAAACGTAAAGGTTCAAGTCTTCTTTTCCGTAAAGGGCAGCAGGACAAGCGTCAACGATTTTACCTAATTCAGCGATAACGTTAGCAGCAGTAACAGTAGTACCAGCAATTTCTTGAGCAGCAGGAAGAGAAGCATCAGTAGTCAATTGTGTCATAATACCTGCGAACTGACCAGCAGTTGCGTTAACACCTTGCCAGATTGAAGTTTCCATACCAGCAGCAACTTTTTCAGCAGCGTGTGCGATTAAGAAGTCAGCGAAAGATTTAGGAAGTGTGTCAAATGCAGAGTATCCCATTTGGATAGCGTCCCAATCTGAACGGAAGTCATTTTTACAAAGTTGTAAGTTAACTTGGAATGATTCAGGTTGAAGGATTTTCTCCGTCAAAGTGATAGTAGAAGTAGGATCAAAGTCGCAAGTAGCATTTTTGATGATGTCATCAGTAGCAACTTTTTTGATTACTTGCTTGTACTTAACGTTAGGCATAACGGTCATACCGCCTTTGTCTAATGTTGGTGCAGACAACAAAGCTGCTGCGATGTACTTACCTGCAAATTCTCCAGCGTAAGTAGTAGTAATTGAAGTGGTAGTAGCCATTTCTTGTTTTGTTTTTAGTTATTAAATATTGTTAAATTTTTCTAGGATTGAATCCATAGTAGAACGATTGCGGTTTTTAGATACCTTGAACATTTCTACTTTAGTTTCGTTTTCAGGATTAAATGAAATAGGTTTAGGCTCTTCGCTTAATTCAACTGGTGCAACTTCTTCTGCAACTTCAGTTTTTGATAATTCGAGTTGTGCCTTTAACTCTTCGTTTTCTTTTTTCAATGCTTCGATTTCGCTAAAGAAAGATTCTTTAGTTACTGATTCGATGATTTTCTTTGCAGTAGGTGTAGCAGGTTCTTGTGCCATTTCTTCTTCTGGCATTTCAGCAGGCTCGTTGATTTGCTCCTCTGGCATTTCTTCTTCTTCAGTTACCTCTTTGATTTCGCTGATTACACCCTCTTCGATAACTACCAAGATGCGACCATCTTCAAGCTCGTACTCACCGATTGGAAGTGCAATGCGTTGCTCGTCTTCAGTTAGAATAAACACAGGTTGACCTGCTTCGAAAGATTCTGCTTCAAGCATAGATACGCCATCAGTAAGGCGCATAGTTTCCAACTTCACTTCTAAACCTAGAAGTGTGCGGACTTTGTTTAAGATTGATTTCTCGTTCATTTGTTTTTAATTAAAAATTTAAGCCTTTAATAACTTGCTCTACTTTAGAAATACCTTGTTTAACACTTTCTTCCTCATCAAAAAGTCTTGTTTTAGAAGATTGATATTCGGAAGGTAATACAAGTCCTAATTGTTTTGCTTGGTCTTCAAGTTTCATTCCTACTGCAATAGCTCTATCAATAGAAGGCTTAACCATATTATATTCTTTCAAGGCTTGTTCTAAAATTGGTTTTGCAGTTTTTGATTTATTATACGCGTTAGATTTTAAGTTCATAACGTTTTGTACGGCTTTCTTAAAATCCTCAATTGCATTCAATTGAACCTCGTGAGAAGCCAATTGAGTCTCCTCTTTAAATAGCTTGTTGTAAATAGATTTCTGTGTATTCATAACTCTTTAAGTATATAAATTTATATTGTTGCGTTTTTATCCGTTTTGACGTACGATTGTTCTAACTCCGCTATCTTCAGTTGCGGTTACTATTTGAGTAGTTCCCTCCGTCTTTCCGATGCCTTGTGCCTCTAAACTTCCGTCACAACATTTAGTTGAATACGTTCCGTTTTTACATAGGCAGCCTCTTCTTGATCCTGCTCTTGGACTTGCCTTGCTTGGTGTTTTGAATGCCATATTATTTAAGAAGTTCTTTAAGTTGGTTAATAATTTCATCTTTACTCATATCTTGTCTTGGTGAATCAGGCATCTTGTCAGCGAAGTAACCCTCGATTGAGAATCCTTTTACCTTGCCCTCTTTGACGTTGTTCCAAACCTCATCGTTATCTACTTTCATAGAAATCATCCACGTACCCTTTGGTAGGTTGAATCCGTATAGTTTGCTTTTGTCTAGCTTTTCGTCTTCGATTAGCCAAGATTCTACTACACTCATTCCGTTTAGTTCGTCTTTATGTTCGTAGGTTGCGTTATTTTGGTTGCCTCTCTTGAAGAATAGCTCCATAGATTTACGCACCGTGTCTTCGGAAAAGTAAATATAGAACTCATCCTCTCCGTTTCTGCGATAGATTTTCTTGTTAGGGATTAAAGCAGCACCCATTAAGATACGCTTCTCCGAGTCTACTTCTTTAAGTTCTACTTCGTGTTTTGATAGGGCGATGAAATTCTCTTCAATGGCAGGAGATTCCACTACGGATACCGCATTGATACCACCATCCATATCTTTTTCGTCAATGATTAACTCAAATGTCTTCATAATTTTGTAAGTAAAAAGTATTACAATGTTGCGTTTTTAATTCTGTTGCGGTCTAGCGATTGTGCAGATGTCACCTCTCCGCTTACTACATACGCTTGAACTGGTTGCTGTTGTAATTGTGCTAATTGGTTTACGCCTGAATTACCTACAACGTTAAAAGATGGTGCTTGTGCTTGGGCAGTAAACGAGTTAGAAATGCCTCCACCACCTCCGCCACCATCAGGTGTTTGTACAGCAGTAATAGCCTTGATATTTTTAATACCTGCTGCAATAGCCAAACCTGCGTTAATAGGCGCAAGTACAGGTCCTACAACTGGAATACCTACCGTAGCTGTGTAAGCCTTTTGAGCTGACAAGTAAGTATCTATAGTTGCTTGTGCAATTGCTGCGGCTTTACCTGCTGAACTTTGCTCCCCAAACAAATCAGCTATTTGACCAAGAGTAGATGCTGTTGCAGTTAATGAGTCTTCACGAGCTTTCTTTTTAGCCGCTTCTATTTCTTGCTCACGCTTATAAATGCGTTCTCTGACTTCTTGTACACCAACTAAACCTTGCTTTTCTAGTTTTTGAAACTCTAACGTTTTGTCAATAGTAGCTTTTCGAACTTCAAGTTTTCCGACCTCCATATCCACAAGCGTAGATGTCAGCGTGTCAGTAATTGCTTTTAGTTCCTTGTCTCTAGCTATCTCTAAATCGGTTATATCCTTACCATACTTTTTAGCCAGTTTAATTTGCTCTTCGTACTTTGCTTTTATTGTTTCAATCTGTACCTGCGATTGGTCTTTTAGTAAGTCAGATGCAGCCTTTTGATTTTCTTTAACTATAGCAAGTTCTGCTTTAGCGGCATCGTTACCAGCTTTTATCTTGTCATTTTTATCCTTGACCTCATCAATTTTGATTTGGTTTTGAATGTCTTTTTTATCTTGTCTCGCTTGTTTGAGATCGTCTTTTTCTTTGGTTAAGATTTCTCTAGCTTCCTTTGCGTTTTCTTTCGCTTTCTTAATGATGTCCTCATCTGCATCTGCGTTAACTAATTTTTGGTATCTATGTTTAGCCAACCAATATATGTTTTCAGCACGGGCAACAGAATCCTTTTCAAGTTCAATGCGTTCATCGGCTTGAGCTACTTTCATTTTACGAAGCTCGGCAGTTGTCGCTCCTTGTGCTTCTGCCATTCCGTATTCAAAGTCTTGGTTTCGTTTTAATGCATCGGCTCTTTCATCTAGCTCCTTTGCGTTATCCTTGATTGCTCTTGCACTCTTATTTAATGATTTAGTGTATCTAGCGTTGCGGTCTAATTCACCAGTAAAAAAGTTAGCTATCTTATCAAAGTTTGCCATCAATAGGCTAATACCTGTAATAAGTAAACCAATACCAGCAGTTGCAAATATTTTTGATGCTGTAGTCATCCCTGCAAATGCCTTAATAGCAGTTGCTCGTAAATCCATAAACATCGGAATGGATTCCTTGATACCTTGAACACCTTGAGCAATAGCCATAGCAGACTGAACTTTAAGTAAAGCCTTTTCTACTTGTTCGGATTCAGCACCGAAAGCACCCATAACCCCTTGACCTAATTCAAAACCAGCTGTAACGCCACCTAACGCACCGCCTAGCTTTTGCGCCATAGTTGTAGCGGCAGAGTCTACAGCTAAATCAGTTTGGATTTGTATCTTGCGATAACGTCCTACGGTTTCTAATAAGTCCTGATATTCTTTGGATGCAGTCTCACCAGCGTTAGCTAACTCATAGAGTCTATCCTCCGCTTCACCCATTCGAGTAGTAAGCGGTTGTAATTCCCCGTATACTTCTTCAAAACTTGCGGTAACATCGTGAGTAGCTTTGGAGAGGTTCTCCATTGCTTGGGTAGCTTGTTTCGTGTCTACGTCTATTTTTAGATTTTTAATCTCTGCCATTGCGCTTGTTTATTAGTTTTCGTTTTTCTTGTCTCCACATTTTCTTCATAGACGTGGTCAGTTCGTGTTTTCCTTTGGCTATATCTATCAGCTCCGACTCTCCGTAAAAGTCATCTAGCTGTAGCATTGCGATTATCTGTTTTATCATTGTACTACTATATTTATTGTTTCAGCAGTTCTAGACGCATCAACGTTGTAAAAAGTTATGTCAATCGTGTAAACATTTCCCGCAGTTGTAGCAGGAAGCGTAGCTGTAACATTTGTGCTTTGAGTTAACGTTGTTTGGCTCAATGTTAAATCCGAACTTGAAGGAATTAACAATGCGCTAACCGCTCCGTTTGGTAAATTGATAGCTGTAACTGCTGAACCTCCAGTTGACGGAATTATGTAATAAGGTACGGTGTTAATCATTGGTCTAAAATCCAAATACAATTGAAAGTCCACCTCTCCAGTAGTTAGGTTTGATTTCATATCGTTAATTACATACCGCTTGTCTCTAATGATCAATCTGTCGTTTAACTTCAATCCAGTAAGTAGTCCGATTGGTAGCTTCGTTTTTACGCTGACTAGCCTTTGCTTTAGATTGTAAAGATTGTATAGGTAGCTGAAATAGTATTGAGCGAATAACGTCTGTTGGATTGGTATCTCTAAAAGCGTACTTGTTTCTGCTGAATAGTTTAAAGTTAAGTCCGTGTTATTGTAGCGTAAGTCTTGACCAAATGGTGTGTAGTCTGTAATAGTTGCGTGTGCGCCACTATCTTCTAAAAACTTAAAGTCAGTTACTTTATTGTCGTACTGATAAAGCAATACTGGTTTCGGTAAATATGGCGTGTACTCCGAATTTAAAGAGTAGCCTAATTGAAGTTCTTGCGTTCCATTGAATTTGGTTTGCATCAAGTTTTCAAAAGGAACTTCTACCGTAAATTCGCCTCCATCGTAATTATACTGATAGGTGGTGTCTCCGTAGTTTCTGTTATATGTTTGAGCAAAGTTCTTATTGATGAAGCACTCCGAATCTTGGAATTTGAAACTTATCTTTTTGTAAAGCGGCATACGTTGAACATCTATGCTTTGAATGTCCGTGTATTCCGAAATATTAACAATAGCTCCTTGCCCGTACCAAGTGTCCAAAGGTGCAATGTCGTAAACGTTCTCTCCGTTACCTACACAAACCATATTAAACACTTTGAGAATACCAGCAAAGAAGTCCGATACTTTCATTTTAGGTGCGTTTGCCGATAGGTTAACAAAGGAAGCTACAGCTAAAGAATCGTAAGTAACCAAAACTGAATCGCTAACAAAAGACGAACCACTTAAATAGCTAACCTCATAAGTTAATTCTAAATCCAAAGTGTTAGCACCTAAAGTTCTAATCTCGAAAGTATATATTTCGTTTAATCCAATAACGTTATAAATAGTTGTAAGACCATAGGAGGCAAGTCCTGAACCTTGTATTGAGTTTATAAGGTTTCCGTTTTGATATACGTCAATGATATATTCTTCCGAAGTAGTAGAACCCGTTACATTCAACGTCAAGAAATGCGATAAAATACCAACTTGATAATTTATTAAAATTTCATTGTTTGAAG